CACCTAAGCCGTCTGTGACAAGCATGACCTTAGAGCCTTTGACAATATTAATTGTAGCCCCAGAGCCTTGCTTGATCGTAATAATTTCGCTGCCCGTAGTGGCGTTCTCAATCAGCCACACTTTAGATACTGTATTTGGGCCGAGTGTTACTTCACGAGTACCTGTTAGCGACACCGCTGAAGTAATTTTTAAATAGAACCCGCGAGTAGCGTCTGTCGTAGCGTCAGGCATGGTAAAGGTTTCGTTAGCATCAGCAGCCATCTGCTTAGTGCCGTAGCTAAACCCGTCCGTGACTAGCTCAAGGTTGGTGTTGGTGCTAGTGCCCCAAGTACCGTCCTCATCACCTGTGGTAATTTCTTTAAGTCGTAAATTATTTACATAAGTTGCCATTTGGTTTCTCCAGTACTTATACTAGTGTACTGCCGTTGGCAGCAGGGATGCTTGTCGCATAAATCTTTGTATTCTGTTGTAAATTAAGGGCTGCGCCGCAATCTGAACAAGTATCAGCGTTAAGCTCACCCTCGTCAAGATCGTAACCGCAGTTCCCGCATACAATTTCAATTTCGTGTTTAGGGTTTATTATGTCCCCTACTGTTACTGCTTCGTTAGTTTTTCTCATGCTGCTATTATCTCCGTCCATCTAGGATCGCCGGTTGGCGTTATTTCACTCCAAGCCCATGCAATACCTACTTCTCCTACAGCTTGCACGCCAGTTACATTAACTATACCCGCACCGTTTTGGGACGTTTGCCCTAATATAGCCGTGCCGGTAACATTCGTTACGACAACATTCTGTTGGAGTAGTACCGTTATACTTCCAAGCCCAGAAGTCGCTTGTAGTCCTGCCGTTGGTACTACTGATGTCCCAACTACCGTTACTGTGCCTAGAGCTGTGGTGCCTACAACCCCTAATGGGTTAGCGCCTGTGCCTTGTTGGACGTTGGCATTGCCTAGGGCAGTGGTTCCTACAACTCCTGTTACGCTTACATTAGCGTCTGCTGTGGTTGTTACAGTGCCTAATGTGCCTGTGGCCGCGTTCCCTAATACGCCAATATTACTAGCGTCACCACTTACAGCTACGCTACCAAGTAAGGTAGTGCCCGTAACTCCTGTGACGTTAACAATAGCGCCCGCAACTACAGTAACAGAGCCAACTTCACCCGTAGCTTCAAGACCTAGGGATTCTCCCCAGCCTCCTTTGCCCCACGCAGCACGCCCCCAACCACCCAACCGGACGGTTGCATCAACGCCTTCACCCCAAGAGCCTGAACCCCAAGTGTTACGACCCCAACCGCCAGCCACTTACTAGGCAATCCGAATGATCGCATTGCTCGAATCTGACGCAGGGAACACAATAGTGAAGTCACCCGCAGTAGAGGTCTTATCCGAACCAAAGTCCAAAACAGCAATAGCGGGGTTACCACTACCCACTTTATACATCAAAGCGCCACGAGCCGTAATAGTAGACGTACTCCAAGTAGCATTGCCAAAGTCTAAAAACGCCGTAGTACCTGTAGATGTAGGTACTTGCGTTATCGATAGCGTCTCGCCGCCAGCAGAGTAACCTGTGCCCGAAACCTCATTGGTCGCAGAATATGCAGTAGTGGTTGCCCCTAATGTAGCGGAGTTAGTGTACAAGGCAATTTTAAATGACTGCGAAGTGCCTGAACTAAAGTCAAAGTCCCCACCGAGGATTGCAACTTTGAATGATGTAGCCATAGCCTGTGAAATAGCCATTTGTGTTTCCTCTTTAAATTAACGCGGTTCTATTCTAAGTTGACCAGAGCGATACATATCTTCCCGCATCTTCCCGTCGCCTAAGTTCTTTAATAACGCCATAGCGTCTACGTACATCTTCTGATACAAGGCTACCATATCTGGCTCACCCTTAATAAATCGTATTGCTTCAATCAAAGCCCCGTTAAGCAATGCAGAGTCAAACTCATCGCCAAGCCACGTAGTGCCCGCAGTAACAATAGTCTGAGGGTAGTAGCCATAATGTAACTCAACAGAATACGCAAGATCAGGCGTTGGCCCTAAGATAAAAGCTGTATCGTCAAAGATTCCGTAGTGTACAGGAGCACCCGTGTTTGTTGGTCCGGGGTACGCCTCACGAATAAAATTAACGTCTTTGTTGAGCAAAAACGTATAGTTACCTTGAGCGTCAATAACGGCCAAAGAAAACGTGTATAAGAAATCTGTTGGGTATATTAAATATTTGTCATTTATAGTTAAAAGACCGGTTTGATTTCGACGCAGCGCAGGAATCTGAACAGTGTTATATATCTTCTGCTCTGCCTGCTGAGTAAACATAGCCATTTGGTCGTCCGTAAACGACTGCTCGCAGATGTCCTCAATATTTACTTTAAGCTCGGTGTAATTCACCAGCTAACCCTCTTAGGCCATTGGTCCACGAGCAAGAAGCCCTTTAGTAGCAGCACCTGTGCCGCGAACTTTAATACCGCTAGTCTTCATATCTTTAGGCGGTTGGTTACAAGTATCTACTTTGTACATTGTAGGCTCGTTCGGGAACTCGATAACCTTGGGTACTTTTACGTTTGATCTTGACTTCATTTTCATTTTTGTCTCCTAGCTTGTGGTTACTGTAACTTGCCCTACAACACCTACGGCTTCCAAATCGTCTGGTGTAATTCCAAAGGGGTTGCTTAGCCCCACCGGGTCCCAACCCCACTGAATATCCCTACTTGCTACTAACTCCGCAGAATCTGACCGTGGGTTACGTATAGCTTGAGGGTCCTGAACTGGGACCGTACCTAACATAAGCTGCGGTTGATCCGGGTTCCAACACTCAGGACAAGCCCTAATGTTAGTCTTATTCCCTTTAACAATCAGCTCTTTAAGCTGCCGTAACCTGTACTGAAACCCACATACATCGCATATTGCGATTGCTTTTTGCCCAGACGCATACGTGTAGCTCATATCTACCTCACGCCATGTATACGCGGTACTAAGCTAAGCGTTGCTTTTTCCCTATCTTCGCCCGCTGCTAGCTCAAATTGACGTTCGTATTCGCCCTGTAGCATAGGTATTCTAGGCATCAATTCAGGGTCTTTTTGGGCTATATAATACGCAAGACCTGCAACGAGGCAGGGCAAGAAACGGAAACTAACGTCGGCGGTATTAACGCCTGTCCCTGCGTCCTGTATACGGCGCATCCGCCAGTACTTAAGGACATAAAACGGCGCAAGTGCGGTACCTTGGTTTGGTACAGGCCACACAGTTACAGAGGGGTTAGCTTCTCCACGGTCTACATAAATCTGTATGGGGCGACCTTGGCTTAATTTGTTAGGGATACTGGAGTAGGTAGAAACACTGATGCGCGTAATATTTAAATCAGACTGCGTGGTTATGTTACCGTCCCCTGTGCGAACTACATGCTCTAGTAGGTCTATTGTATCGGCGGGCAGGTCATATGTGGCGGTGCCTTGAACGAGGTTTTTCGTACCTTCCTCGATAGTCCACATGTTAATACCACGGTTCTGCCACTCAATAGTCAACAGATTCATGGACCTACGAGCTGTGCGAAGGTCGTAACCAGAACGCATTTCTCTACCGGCACGTTCCCACGCTTCTTCCGCAATCTCGGTAAAGTCCATGTTGAATGTAGCAACGCCTGACGTAGCCATTATTTCTTTACCCTTTTAGCGCATCTTACAAGGTTTGCCACCACGAGCCATACCATAGCCACGGATTTTGCCGCCTTTTTTAAACTTCACTAGGTCATTACCTATTTTTGGAAGCGGGTTATTCCGCAGATTGCGACGGATTTGTCCACGGAAATAGTCGGTTTCGTCAACAGGCTCTGGATTTGGCGATGGGTTTGGGTTTGGCTTTGGCTTTGGCGTTACCACCGTTGCCTTTGGCGTTACCACCGTTGCCTTTGGCGTTACCGTTACCGGTCGCGGCTGCACTTGAGGCACAGGCTTTGGCGATGGCTTTGGCTTTGGCCTTACCAATGTCGTTGTCTTTGGCGTTGGCATTGCCTTTGGCGTTGTTATTACCTTTGGCGTTGGCCTCGCACTCCGTCTTCCTGCTATATCCGCAGCAGTTCTTCCGCCTTCCGCGTACTTCCTAACTTTTTTATCTGCCTTCATGTAATCTGCTCCTACCACTTAACCTTGTCAGCCCAGTAGGCTGCGCTCATTTTGCCTTTGGCGATGTTCTTGCCGTGACGAGACTTAAACGACTTGCGCTTAGCCTTCATCTTGGCAGACTCACCGGACTTGGGTTTACCAGCAGTGCTAGCACCTTGTTCA